CGGTCCTAATCGCCTCAATCAGCGCGTAACTGCGGGCACTCGCGCCTGGGGCAGGATCCGCTTCTGCCCGCGTGCAGAGATGCCTGACCCGTCAGAGTGTCTCGAACAACTGAGATGGGTTCTTTCCGGGATCGTACCAGAGCGGCTGGGGCATAGCCGGTATAAGAACATACCATGAACATTCGGTCAATCTGCTAGAGATTGTGGCTACCTGCTCAAGGCGTTGCCGCGTGGCGTTGACTTTCCGTTTTAATGCCAATGATATCAAATACTTAGATCCTTGCATTCCCCGCCGCAGTGATGCCACAGTGGAACGCGCACTGATTCCCGGCGCTTTTGAAAGGCATTCACAAATGACCATGAAAGAAAGACAGGCGCGCTGCGCGCGGCTGACGCTGGCGCTTGCCACCGAGCAACTCCTGGCTGAGACCCACACCGCGAACGCTGTCGTCATCATGCGCTCGCTGGCGGCAGAGAACGGCGTGCGCGTCCCGGCGGCGGAGGAATTGGAGGGTTCGTAACAGCGTTACCCGGTCCGTTACCCGGCAGCCGGACTGCGAACCGGACTTCCGGTTAATCCCTTGATTTTATTGGTCGGAGCGAGAGGATTTGAACCTCCGACCCCTAGTCTCCCAGACGCGTCCGGAGCGTTGATTTCGCTGCACATTTTTGGAAACCGGCTGATTTAGGCCCCACTGATTCCATTACGCTTTCGACTTTGGCTGTAAACGGATTTAGTTGTGGAAAACTCCTAGCGTTTGTAGGCCGAATGCAGCGTGCCGCCGGGGCGCATCTGGTTGCGTAGTTCGTCGCCGACCATGCCCCGGATCGACGGCACGATTTGTGCGGCGAGGGTCGCGCCCAGGCGCTGGTGATCGGCATTGGACGCGCCGGGGTTGCCTTGCACGGTGACGGCGATCGACGGCGCGATGACCGACGTGTGACCGATCAGGGGCGCGGGAAGTCCGCCGCCATTGCCTACCAGCCCGCCGTCCGCGAAATGCGGGACACGGTCGCTGTTGATCGCTTCAAGCACGGCGCGGTGCTTCGCCGTGGCGTCGGCGTTCACGACAAACTCGCCATTGCTCAGCCTAGCCGGGATCGAGTCCGATCGCCCGGTTCCGGGGCCGCTGATAAGGCCACCGTCCGCCTTGGCCACGGGACCGATGAACGAGCCGCTACCGGGTAGCGGCAGCGCTGTAGACGCGCGAGAGAGGCCGAACAGCCCGCCTATTCCCGACATGAGCGGTTTGATGACGGCCGCCTGCAGGGCCATCTTAACGAGATCGCGAACGAACGATGTCGCAAAGGTCGAGAATGCATCTTGGGCGCTCTTGGCTCCGGTGACGAAATCCGTCAGCGGGTCGGTGATGTCGTTTTGGAAGCTGGTCGATACACCCTTAAGCGTGTCGTTCATTCGCAACGCGGCGGCTTCCGTCGAATTTAGAGCCTTCGGAACATCGTCGCCGTAGATGCCCTTAAGCTGGTTCGCGATCTGCACATCTTCCGGAGTGAGGAACGCGGTCTGCTTTCCAAAGCTGATCTGGGAGTTGACCTTGGCCTTCGCGAGCGCATCGGCTGCAGCGCCGGCCTGTTGCTCCAACTTCTTGAAGGCTGCGGCTTGATCGGCCGTTTCCTTCCCGCCGTTCGCCTGCACGGCGCTGGTTTCCTGAGCCTCAGCCCGGAACTGTGCCAGCGCGCCAGCGCCAAGGCCTACTGCTTTGGCGTCGGCTTCCGATTGCTCGGTGTGCCGGCGAAGCGAGTTGATTGCAGCGTCAACCTTGTCGTCCCCATCGGTTGCCGTTTTGGCGGGCGCTTTGGACGTGTCCTTCCGCGCGCCAAACGAGGTTTCCGAAGTCTCTTGCATCGCGCGCTGCACGTTGGCGGGGTTCATCAGCCCGGCCCGGAGCTTATTTGTTGCGGCGAGCTTCTGCACGTCAATGCCGGTTTCGATGCCCAGCGAGGCGGGATCGGAGTTCAATCCGAGCTTGCCCGTCAGTTCGGTGAAGCGCGTCCAAATCGACGAACTACCGATCTGCGTGGCGATGCCGGGAATTTCCTTGATCGTCTCATAGAGCTTGTCGGCAAGCCCAACGAGATCGGCAAAAACCTGGATGACGGAAATCCAGTTGTCATGAGCGTTGATGCCGAGTTGCGCGAGGTCCGATTGGATCGGCTTCCATTTGTCCGCCAACGTCGCTTGCGCGGCGTCCAGGCGGGTCTTGAGATCAATGGCCCGGCCGATGTCATCGTCGCTGACCAGCTTGGTCTTGGACATGGCGTCGGCTTTTTGAAGCACCTGGTCCAGATAGCCGCTGTCTTGGCGTAGAGCATTCGCAACCGGCTCACCAAACGCCTTGCTGGCGATGTCCAGTGCGGCGAGGCGTTCGCCTTTCTGTTCCGCTTGATCGATTAGGGCGACGATGGCGCGGAGCTTTGCTTCCGTAGTGTCCGCGCTGGCAAATGCGCCGGTGCCTGTGTTGCCGGATAAGTTGCCGGCCTTGGTCAGTTCATCAATCCGCTGTTGCAGATCACTTCCGCCAAGCTTGTCGGACGCGGCCTTATTGAAGTTCTGCAGCGCCTGGGTGACCTGATCGATCTGGATCACGGCGTTGGGCGCGCTTTTGGTGAAACGCTGGTAAAAGTCTGTGCTGACATTCGCAGATCCGGCCTGTGCGGCGATCTGGTTGAAGGCGGCAATCTGTTCGCCGGCAAGCTTGATGCTTTCCTTCAAAAGCTCGAAGGTATCAACCACGGCTGTAACGCCCAGCAAGATGGGCCGCAAAGTGCCAAGCAATTGCCCGAAGGCGATCGTTGCCGCGCCGGCCGCGCCCTGCGAGGCGAGAAAACCCGCCGACATTTTGATGGTCGTGGCGGTGACCGTCCGCGCGACGTTTGTCGCCGTGACGTTCATTTCGGTCATGCTGGTCTTGAAGGTGTCGAGACCAACAACCTTGATGGGAATTTGCAGTGCGGGTGTCACGATGCATTCCCCATGAACAGGCCAACCAGAAGGCCGGCCGCGATGCCGGCGTTGGTCGCGATCGGCTTACCCCGGACATGAGCGTCCAGGAGCCTATCGGCCTCACGTTCGGCCATGCCAGCGCCGATCAGGCCCAACTCCAGGACGCGGTCGCAATCATCGGCGGTGTAATTGCCGCTCTCAAAGCCAAGCAACAGCGCAGCCGGTGCCTTGCCGTTGATGCCGCGATAGGCCAGCACGCGGCGCACCCAAGGGTGATTCAGGTTCACAGCGTATGTTTGATCGCCCCACGTCACTTCGCGGGCGCATTGGTCGGTATCACTCATTGGTCGAGGGCCTCACTGATTGCATTGTTGATTGCTTCCTGAATGTCGTCTTTCGTCGCCCGGTAGGGCGGCCAAAAGAACGGGCGGGCCTCTTGGTGGCGCGTGCCAAACTCGAAGGCTTCCGAATAGTCATAGGGAACGCCGCTACCGTCCCTGATTTCCTTGGTCGTCATGTCGCCGCCGGCCTGCACGATGTATTCGAGATCGTCGGCGCCGGGCGCGACGGTGCATGACGCTTCCAACGCGCCAGTCTCCGGGTCTTGCTCCAGGCCTTGTAGCGCTTGGCGCTGGGCGTCGGAGAGAAGGAAAGCCTGTTCGCGAAGCACGTCGGACAGATGCTCCCGCAGTTGGTCGGGTAGAGCGTTGAGGTAGGTTTCGAGATCATCAGCCATGGTTCACCAGCTCAGCAAATTGACAGCGTCGGCGTGTTCGTAGAGCGATCGGTTGCTCTCGCCCGCCGCAGCGCGGGAAACGGCCATCCAGGTCGCCGCCGCCCCGTCTATTCTGTCGGTCGACTTCGATTTGTGGATGATCCGGTTATCGTTGCTATCTTTGTGGATGGCGACGTTGGAGAAGCACCAGCGCAGCACGGGATGCCCGCCGTGGCGGAATTTGCCGGCGATGATCGCGGCCTCAAGCGTGTTGAGTGCGGGGGATTGCGTGACCCAACCCTGACGGATGGTGACAACCGGAAAGCCCTCTTCGAGCAACGGGGCCATCACAGCCTGCGCATACGCAACGTCAAAGCCGATTTCGCGGACGTCGAACCGTTCGGCGAGGCTGCGAATGTAGTCCGCGACCGCTGCGTTATCGATCGTGTTACCCGGCGTGGCTGTAAGGAAGCCTTCCTTGGCCCATGACGCATAGTTCACGCCGTCCAGGTCGCCGCGCTTGCGGATATCTTCGTCGGGGCAAAAGAAATGGGGCAGGACGGTGTAGGTATCGCCATCCCGGAAGCACGCCATAACGGCGGAAAGGTCGGTCGTCTTGGACATATCGACGCCGATCCAGCATGGCGCGCCGCGCAAGGCTTCATAATCGATTGGTTCCGCGCCCTTGTCATAGGTCGCCATGTCCACAAAGGGGCTGGTCGAGT